CCGAGTGGACTCATATTCAGATGCATGTCAAGATGGCTAACAGTGGCGGCCTTCTTGAGACCAAGATCAATGGCATTGATGACATATCCTGGGAAGGCGATACGCTCACTGGATCAGACGACGAGTTAATTGACTTCCGACACGTGGGGTATCTATACATGACTTGTGCAAGGATGGATGATCTTGTCATTGGCACCGGGGGGTGGCCAGGAGACATCAGGTTTGATCCCCTTCTGCCAGATGGAGATGACTCCATCCAGTGGACAGGGAGCGATGCGGACCAAGTAGACAACTATGCTCTGATCGACGAAGTCCCGTCCAATGACGCAGATTACGTTGAGAGTACGAGTAACGCAGACAAGGATGTGTATACTCTTGCTGACTGGGATGGGGCCGACAAAGAACCCATTGCTGTTGTTTCATGGGTCAGAGCAATCAAGGATGAGGCTGACGCTCACCAACTCAAGCTGATCTTGGATGATGGCACAGAAGATGTCGGGAGTGCGCAAGATATTACTGGCACTGAGTGGGGAAGTTACTATCGCCGCCTGGATCTGACGCCGCCATCCGTATCTGGTCGTCTCGTATGACTACTATCTTGAGATAGCGTCCCAGGCATCGGAGATCATTGGCGATGAAACAGACATTGTCATAGTTCTCTCTGCAGAAGATGTGAACCTAAAGTCCGTCGCACACGGTGGAAAGATCGAGAACACCGACGCCACGGGCGGTGCAACGGGCGCAGTAACCGTGCCAGCCGATCTCGTCGTCGGGCCTAACAGCAATGGCTCTGGCAACTACTCGTTCGAGATCGTGGACTACGAGGAGGCAAAGGGCCGGATTGTCGTGCTGATGAAAGTCACCAGTCTAGACGGTGATGCGAACCAGAACTTTTACATTGCGTACGGAAACTCCGGCAAGACGACCAGCCAGGAAAACGTTCACGGTGTGTGGTCTGACTACATCCTGTCCTACAGGTGCAGCGAGAAATCAGGCACGACAGTCTACGACAGCGCCGGGAATCACAATGGCACGCTGTCAGGTGGGCACACACTGAGGGTTAGTGGGAAGGTCGCAAAGGCCATAGCCCTGGATGGCGTGGATGGCAAGATCTCGGTCGCAGACCACGCGGACTTTGACGTGGGCGGCGCGATGACGCTGGAGTTCTGCTTCCGCACCAGCACAGAGCAGAGTGGCAAGGCCCTGATCGTCCACGACCACGATGATGCAAAGTGGGGTGTCTACCTTGACGCTGCATCTGGTGACCTTGGGGCGGTAATCGAAACCGCGTCCGGTGCGACCACGGCGGCAACCGACAACGCCGATGGTTTCTATGCTGATGGTGCGTGGCACGTGGTCACTGTGATCTATGACAAAACGCTAGGGTCTCAGCGACTAAAGCTGTGTGTCGATGGCGCTGTCGTTGCTTATGCTGACGGATACAACGAGGACATCACGGCTGGCGATGATGGTCTTAGCATTGGATACTGGAGCGAAGGCGGAGAAGAGTATGCAGAGATCGACATCGACGAGGTTAAGCTGAGAAACACAGCAATCGATACGGACCGAATGGAAACCGAATACAACAACATGAACAACCACACGGCGGACTCCCCGTTCTGGTCTCAGTTCGACGAAGCTGGCGGCGGCGGAGCAGCAATAGCAAAGGGTGTCGGCATGTCTACAACGGGGGTAGGTGGAGATCGTGTCTAGCAAGTTCTTCATAGGATCAGGGGATACGCTTTACTTCCGGAGAGAGTGCGGATCGCTGGTGAGATTTGGTATTCGCATCACGCCAGAGGGTCTCAAGGCATTTGATCAGTTGACGCGGAAGTGGTATGACATTCCGGAGGTCATTGAGGCAAACGGCAAGCCTGACGTGCATCTCACTGTAGGAGTGGCCAATGAAGATTAGGCAGAGCCCAACGGTCCCGGCGCACTATCCCAATGCAACCTGGGCGCTCAAGCAGGCAGAATACGACGTGTGGTGGGACCACTTCAATGGCGAGTGGTTGCAAGAGACTGTTGGCGACAGCAACCAGCTCAAGTACCCGCTGAAGTTGAATCCTTTCAACATGCCGTGCTTGCTGCATGCAGGGTTTCTGTTTGGTGAGGTTGGGGATGGGGATCCTGTTCTGGTGAAGACGGTCATCGAGCCGTGGAACAGGAGCTCGTCTGATCAGAAGAGGGAAGAAGCCACAATCATGACGGACCTGGTCAACCGGGTGTGGGAGGAAAACTCCGGCCGGTCGATCCAGCAGGAGTCCGGGGTTGTCTCTCAGATTCTTGGCGGCTGTGTCTTTGGGACTGCGTGGGACCCCGACATGCAGGAGGATGGCCGCCTTGGGATCAGGATTGATCACGTGCTCCCCGACTACTTCTACCCGGTGCCAGCGGCGAACCAGTACTTCCGGCTACTCGAGGCGATCATCTGCTACAATATCACGGGGATCCAGGCCAGGGCCTACGGCGTCGAGGTTCCAGAGCACGAGCAGGAAGCCATCTACCAGGAGCACTGGAAGCGAGACGAGTACGAGATCACCGTGAACGGCGGGATCATTTCTTGGAATGAGCAGAGGATGCAGGGTTTGCCAGTGGGTATCTCCCCGCCTTACATCTACATCCCTCACATCAGGGTGGGAGAGTTCTATGGCAAGTCGCTGCTTGAGGATATGCTCGAGATGGCAGAGGAGATCAACCTGCGGTTTGCCGACGTTGGTGACATTGTGAGCCTGAATGCCAGGCAGTTGCCGTGGCTGTCGAATGCGAACAAGGTCTCGATCAGGGATCTGGGGCAAGGAATCAAGGTAATCGACGTCGGGCACGAGGTGCCGGGCCTTGGCGAGCCAAAGGTGGTGTATCCGACCGGTGGCTCGAATGTCAATCCAGCAACAGTGAACTGGGCTCTTGAACTGCTCTACAAAGCGCGTACGGAGGTCTACACACCCCCGGTGCTCTACGGAGTAGACGAAGGGAGCCAGCGGAGCAGCCTAACACTAGCACTCCGTGCTCTGCCTCTGATGGTGCACATCAAGCAGGAGCGCACGTGGTACACAGATGGGATGAATCAGGTGGCGCGCCAGATCCTTGCGATCGCTGCAGAGAAGGGTGTAGGGGGTGTCACGCAGGATATGCTGAAGGACATCCGCATCTACCAGGAGTGGGCGCCGATCATGCCCCGCGACCACGACCAGTTGGTAAACGAGATGATCCTGCGATTGAACGCGGGGTTGATTGATCCGAAGACAGCGATGGAGAAACTCGGCGACATACGGGACACCGACACGACGATGAACCTAGTCAAAGAGTGGATGGAGAAGACGGCGCAGCTGAAGATGGCCGGGAACCCCTTTGGGGGTGCCGGGTCAGGCGGCGAGCAAGCAGGAATGTCGAGGCCATCCGAACCATCGCCCAACTTAGAAGAGGAGGCTTAACCGATGGGCACTGAGGAAACTGGAGTAAGCGCTGGTGCAGAGGGTGGAGAAACCCAAAAGGGCCAGGACACCCAGAGCAACGACGCTGAGGCTAGCGTACTCGCCGAGGCGTGGAAGAAGAAGGCGGAGGTCGCGGATAAGGCGCTTGCTGAGCAGCGCCAGATCCAAGCAGGACTCGACCAGAAGGTCACCCAGCTGTCGAAGCAGGTTGAGGTGCTCGAAGGTGAGCGCGATGGGCTGAAGGCCGAGGTTGACAAGCTGAAGGAGATCACCGAGTCCGACGACGTAGACCAGCAGTTCAAGCAGTTGCTGGAAGCCTCAAAGAAGGAGATCGACGACCTGAAGGCGAAGCTGCAGGCGGCCGAGCAGGAGGCTGAGGCATTGAAGGCGGATAACGAGCGACTGAACATCGTCGCTGCCGAGTTCCCGACAATGGCCCCGCTTGTCAAGGCCGGTGCACTTCCGTCAGCGTCTGATCCTGACGCCTTCCGAGAGGCTATGCAGGAGCTCAGTGAGAAGTTCGCACCCGCCGACGTGGCGAAGCAGAAGGAGCTCGAACGTGGCGCAAGGCCCCCGGCAAGTCCTGGGGCAGACGGCACCCTGGACTCCCTCTCTACGATCAGAAAGAACATGATGCAGGCTCACCGCGACGGCGACAACGAGGCGTTCAACAAGTACCAGGAAGAGTGGTTCGCAACCCTCGCTGGTAGGGAGAAGAAGCAACAGGCAGAGACTGGCCTGTTTGCTTGAACCGCTCCATAACGAAGGAGGCGTAAAATGGCTAGTGTCAATGCCGGGTTCCTGGACACCGCCTATGGGGATACCCCCTGGGAGGACTGGGACCAGAACCAACGGACCGTATACGTCCCCGACCTGCTGGAGACATTTCAGCACGAGTCCATCTTCTACCAGATGGTCACCTACGGGGTCAATCTCAGGGCACAGCGGACCGGAACGATGGTCTTCAGCCAGGTCATCGAGCCGGAGCCCAACATCGCAGAACTGAACACGCGCCAGATCTGGCTCCCGCAGCTCTACATGGACAGCCAGAAGCTCGAGATCACCGCTGCGTACTACGGTGACAAGATCATGGCGCACAAGTACGACGACGACATCACCTACTGGCAGGAGCAGGGCACGGCTGGGCTCCGCCCTCTGATCCAGAAGCGGCTGGCGCCGCACATGGTGAAGTCACTGGACATCCTGGCTCGCAATGCCTTCCTTGAGAAGTCCACCGTGATCTTCGAGGGGAACCGCAGCGGATTCAACGCGATCCAGACTGGCGACACGTTCGACCTGGACGTGACCCGCGCCGTTCAGCTTGGTGCGGACTACCAGCCTGATCCAAGCCAGAACCCGATCTTCTGCGTCACGAGCCCTGGTGCGGTCTACACCGTGCGGGACACGGACGCTGGCGAGTTCATCAGCCGCCTACAGTACACTGACGGCAATCGCATCACGATGAACTACGAGATCGGCGAGTATGAGGGCGTGCGCTTTGCTCGGCACCCCGTCCTCACGCTCTGGAACTGTGGCCCGGTGCTGAAGCAGACCACGATCGCTGCAAGCATCAGCCTCGGCGACGGTGCCCCTGACCCCGAGACCACGAAGGTTGAGGGAGTGTGGCAGGTCGGCCAGGCTGGAGCCACTCACTACATCACGGTTGCAAGCACGGCCGGTTTCTCCGCTGGCGACTACGTCTCTCTGCACGTTTACCGGGAGAGCGACTCCAGCACGTATGACACCGGCCTGAATGCCAAGTTCAAGGCGTCAACCGGCGCGCTGTTCACCGATCCCACCAAGATCGAGCGCGAGATCCAGGCTGTGGTTGATGGAACGAAGCTCCGATTCACGGAACCGATCACGACCGATAACTTCCAGACCGATCTTGGCGGCGGCGTCTACGGATACGTCACCAGGGCTCGGCACATTCACGGCGCCGTGTTCGTCAAGGGGCCTCGTGGCGTGGTTGCCGGGGTGATCCAGCCCCCGCAGACCTACACGCCCGCACCGATCGATGACGTCCAGGCGATCTATCGCATTGCCTGGGATGCCCGGATGAAGTACCAGCAGATGTATCCGAACCGGTACGAGGTATACTTCTTCAACGCACCTGTTCGGAAGCTGGGCCAGGTCGTTACCCTGTAGAGGGGACAACATGTCTAGTATCACGTGGAGCACCCTGAAGGCGCAGATAGCGCGGAAGCTGAAGGATCCATCATACAACAAGTACGACGAGACGTTGTTGATGGATGCGGTCAACGATGCGCTGAGTGCGTTCGCAGCTGATCACACCGGTGTCGCAAGCGACTTCACCGTCACTGGAGACGGGTCTACCTATCAGTACGACCTGCCAGACGACATCGTGGATGCCGAGGGCGCCGGTGTGTATGCTGTCCACTGGGAAGAGAACACGTGGCTTGCAGAGATCGAGTATTGGCCGGGCAGAGCCTGGGCCTCTACGACTCGCAGCACCGCGTCTCGCCCCAGGGCCTATGTGCTGTGGCCAACGGGGAAGATCACCTTCACGCGGATACCCAGTACCTCTCAGGTGGTGACGATTCACTACGTGGCTCATTACCCGACCGTGGTGGGAAACAGTTCGCTGATCACCGTGCCACGGTGGGCCAGGGAGGCGATCAAGCTGTATGTCTGTGCGCGGGCGATGGAGCCCGTGTCATCGCAGACTGCTGACCTGGCCAGGTGGAAGTCGCGTAGGGACTCGGGGACGCCGGAGCACAACCCGATGCGTCTGATGTGCGAGTACTACATGCAGCAGTACTGGGAGCGGATCAGTAGGCATTCGCCGCCTCAGTACGCCAAGCTGATGCCAGAGCCGGAGGGATTCAAGAAATGACCTACGAGGCCGTCTATGGCCTAATGGTGGACTTGAAGGCCCACCTGCAGGACAAGATGATCGACAACGTCCCTGCAGCCTACGAGAGCTTGCTGACGTACACGGACAAAGTCGGATCAGCACAGGTGCTCAAGCCCTCTCTGATCAAGATAGGGCGGTTGCAGGACGATCCAACGAGCCTGAGTAGCACTAGCGCGGTGCCGTCCACACATATCGCCATCCACGAGGGTGATCCTGACGATATGAGCGACGGGTGGGCGCACAGCATTGCTGCTCGGGATGCGCTGGACCGGGAGAGCACGAACCTTGGGGTTCGGCTGTTTCCCAGGGAAATCGGCGGCGGCTCGATGTGGTGGCGCCGCTACAAGGTCGAGTTCGTTTCTTACTTTCTCTACTCTGATCAGACACAGCAAGAGGCTGCAAGGCTGGGCAACCTGTTCCTTGCATTGCTCGAGCAGTACTGCGAGTCGGAGTCAGCAGCGAGGACGCATGGCTGGCAGATGTGCGGCCAGTATGCCTTCAATGAGACATCGCTTGCAGCAGAGGTCGCGAAGAGCATAGCGATCGAGCGGGGTGGTCCGGACGACGACTACATCTGGCAGGGGTTCATCTGGCTACAGGTGTTGACTGAGAGGGGTCAGTGAAAATACTAGGCGTGATTGGGAAAGACGACCGGATGGGGGCCGTAGACGTTTATCGCGTCTCGATGCCCCTAACGTACCTGAACAAGAAGAGTGATATGCGCTGCGGGTGGATGCCGAAGAGTGCCCTGGTGCACCAGATTCAGTACGGGCAGTACGACTCTATCGATGTTGACATTGTCGTGCTGGCCAAGTTGCTGACTGGCAAGGACGTAGGGCCGGTATTCGATCTTCTACGCTCGCGGGGTGCTAAGCTCGTGTACGAGACTGACGATGACTACAGTGGCCGGTTTCGACCAGCTGATGATGTCTCGGAGGGGACGTGGCATGAGTTTCTCCGCAACGTCGATGCGATCACGGTGTCCACGAAGCACCTTGCCAAGATGGCGGCCGAGGATAGCGATGGGAAACCCGTCTTTGTCTGTCCAAACGCCATAGACCTGGCGGCGTTCCGCAAGGTCTCAATGGCAACAGAGGACCGTTTCCCAGGGAAAACGACCGTGATGGTCGCTGGCACAAAGACGCACCAGGTTGACTGGCGCGTCGTGGCAGAGGTCATGCCCAGCATCCTCTCTGATCATCCGGAGGTGGAGTTTCTTGCTGGATGCGAGAGGCAACACTATCCGTACCTGGAGGGCCTGGCGACGTTCGTTAGAACGGTGCCCTATCAGTACTATCCGGCGCTACTCAGGCAGGCAGACATCCTGTGCGCACCACTCATACCGGACGACCAGTTCAACTGGTCAAAGAGCCCGATCAAAGCGATCGAGGGATGGTCTGCTGAGAGGCAGATCACCGATACCAGGACAGGCGGTTGTGCTGTCATCGCCACGGACACCGTGCCCTACAGAGGGGTGGTGCAGAACAGGCACAATGGGTTGCTCGTAAAGCACACCCCAGAAGCCTGGGATGAAGCGATCAGGAAGCTGATCACCGACTGGCGATTGCGCTACGAGCTCCAAAGAGAGGGGCTCAAGGATGCAGGGCGCTATGACATCAAGATCGGCTGGAGGGCCTGGGATCGGGCATACAAGCAGATAGGGAGGTTATCATGACTGTAGCGGCTAGTCAAGGCGTAATTGGCTGGGGGCCCCAGGTTGCGAAGGGGACTCTGGCAACAAATTGGTACAAGCACAAGGCGGTGCAGGTCGAGACTGGTGCCCAGCAAGAAGTGCGCCAGTTCCCGCAGGAGGTTGGTGGCGGGTTCCACCCGACCGGCGCTTACAAGAGGATGGGGTTCGCGGCTGGCCAGGTCATCATGCACCCGCGCCTGCAGGACGTGATCGGCTGGCTGCTCTATGCGGCTGTCGGCGACCTCAGTACAATCGCTGACACGCCAGAGGCCAGCATGTACCGGCACCAATACACTCCACCTGCAGACTTCTGCGACATGCCGTGGTTGAGCGTGCGCAAGGAGATTCCTGCCGGGTGTGATGTTGGGACCGAGAACCTTGGCGAGATCCTCAAAGACTGTCGTGTGAGCGGCCTGCGCTTTGCGGTCGAGGCTGGTGGACTAGCGCAGTGCGCGGCCACCTTCGTTGGCCGAGAGCCGAGCCTGTCCGAGACGGGTGTCGATACCTGGACCTGGACGAACGCTGCCTACGAGGACAAGGAGGGGGTGCCCACCGCGGCAGCCTCTGATCAGGTGACGGTTGGTGGAACGACGATGGTGGCGACGAACATCGTCATTGACATCCAGAACCAGTTCACCACGCCGGACGAGGAGCTGATCATCGGCTCGTACTACCCCGATGACATGATCCTTCAGCAGCAGACGATGCAGGTTCGCTGGACGTACAAGTGGAACGACCCCGACCTTTACAAGTCGATCGTCACTGGCGCCAACACCGAGTCGGGTGGTGACATTGACTGGTCACCCACCGTGCACACGTCCGCGTTCCTGTCGAAGTTCAAGACCCCCGGCAATGCGACCGGGATGAGCAACCCGTGGGCGATCGAGTTCTACGCCCCGGAGATGGTCTGGCAGGCGGCTGGTTCCCCGCGCCTCGTTGGCGGTGGCTGGCTGTCGCTGGAGTACCAGGGAATCGCGCAGGAGCCGACCAGCGGTGATACGTTGCGCGTGCGCCTTGAGAATCTGACGAGTGGCTATTCGTGGCCCACATAGCTAGGGGGGAGAGCACAAGTCTGCCCTAGCACTCGAAACATGGAGGTATAGTGGCTAAGATTCAAGCGTCGATGGTCCCGCAGCAAGTTCCGCTCTCCGCTGACCCGTCCGGGGAGACTTGGGTAGTTGTCAAGCCCCCCGGATGGGCTGAGGAGAAACGTCGTGGTGGCATGCTGGCGAATCGAACTGACTACTTCGATGAGTCTGGCATGCCTGCCACGAGGGTTGACGTGAACATCCGAGAGCTCGCAGATGTCGAGATCTGGCTGACGTACGTCGAGACCAATCTCGAGGTCGAGTTGCTTGACGAGGATGGCAAGGTCGAGGAAACGATCACGTTCAAACCGAAGGCAGAAGAGGACCCGGCTGGCTTTGTCAGAAAGCTGTCAAAGCTGCCGTCATACATCGTCTACTCATGGCGTGCGGCAGTCGTTGATGTTGTGCCGGACTGGCGCCACCCTTTTTAGACGAGGATCGGAAGTGTCACGCTGACACAGCCTTTGCGCTGCGGCTCTCAGAGATCGCAGGCGACGTCGAGGCATATCTGATCCAAGAGGAAACCGGGGACCCTCTGCCTGACCGCGAGAGAATGGCGGGACCACCAGACGCATTGATCGAGCTTAGGCGGTTCGAGAGGTGGGGCGGGCTCCCCTTTGCTGGCGGCTATGCTGATCAGCCATACCACTGGTTGCGTGAAGTGGAGGCAGCGATGATAGGACGCCAACGAAGACTGGTTGCCAGGGCGATCAACAAAGCGAGAGAGGGAGCTGATGCCACAGTCAATGCCGTGTAGCTGGTGTGGTGGCTCTGGACGGTTGCCCGAGCACAGCAAGGTGCAGGGAGGTGTCTGCAAGCGTTGCGCGGGTACGGGCATCGATCCTGGTCCTGGAGAACCTAACGCCCTGCGCTGGGACGGGACGGCGTGGGTAGAGAACATCCAGCCCTCTGCTGCCAGGCCGCAGACTGGCGGTCAGGAACCCCCAGAGGCCAGCCCCTTTGGCCCTAAGTGGGAGCCACCAGAGCAAGTGCCCTGGGAGCAAGAGCCACCTGGTGGTGTCGAGGAGGCTTTCGGTTCCTCTGTATCCCCTGGCAGCGCGCCGCCAGAATGGTCCGGCCCTTCCGTTGGTCGCCCCGCAGGAGCAGAAGCTGCGGTGCCCGATCTTGGTGAGGAGGAGTTATTTCTCCGCGCCAGGGGCCTTGGTCTGTCTCCCACAAACATCGAGGAGATGCTCCGCGGTGTATCGAACCGCACCCGGAAACAGCAGTGGGAGTGGCTCCAACGGAAGGTCGTAGAGCAGCGCGGCAAGCCGCCACTTAGTGCGCTGCCGAGCGGCAAGCCAGGTGCTCCGCAGATGAGCCAGACTGCCTGGTCGCAGTACTCAGAGTCTGGCCGCAGGTCGTTCGAGCTTTCAATCCCCGTAGGAGAGTTCAATCCCTTCAAGCCCGTCGAGCCGCAGTTGGCTCCGGGCCACGTCGTGCTGTCTAGTTCCCCGAAGCACCAGCTGCCGCTTGAGAAGGTGATTGGCGCCACGCCCTGGGTGGTCGAAGAGGGCAAGGTCTACACCGGCCTCGAGAAGCCCAGCCAGATGCCCAAGCGCATCAAGCAGATGATGTCCCGCTACGAGCAGATCTTTGTAGCGGGCAAGGAGATTGTCGAGGCTCCCTGGCGTGCAGGTCCAGAGGCACGTGGGCCAGAGCGTGGTCAGATCATGAACGTGGCGTATCTCTTCGGCCCGGCGCTCCCGGAGGGCCAGTCTCTGATCTCCAAAGAGCACGAGCGGGCCTGGCAAGAGAGGACCGTCACCGAGAAAATCCCCCGCGACTTTGACCCGGCACTTGCAGAGGTAGGGACGACCTGGGGCAAGGGCGAGTCTCTCCAACTCTTCGAGGGCCACAAGGGGATCAGGAGTGGTGACTGGACACAGCATGAGCTTACAGACATCGGTGTCATCGACCCGCTTGAGCGAATGAGCCCCAGGGAAAGGGCAAGACTCGAGGCCCGTGCGGCGGAGGGAAAGGCGAAGCTGCCCGATCCCTACATCCAGGCAACCCTCAGACGAGAGATAGACCTGTCGCGTGGTGTTGGCTGGTCTAGTCACACAGCAAAGGACCTTCTGATCAGGGGTGATATAGAGGCCCTGCTCGGAGAGCCCGGCTTTGACATCGTGAAGTCTGGCGGGGCCAGGGACGTGATGGGGCTCGCGTACGACGTGGCCGGTGCACTTACCCCAAGACAGTATGAGCAGATATTCGGTGAAAAGCGACCGGAGCTCTGGTCGCAGGTCGCGAGACGCATTACCCAGAAGCTGACCGGTGAGGAGCTCTACGAGAAGCTGTCTCCCCAGCAGGAAGCTGCACTCTATGAGCTGTCCGGAACAAAGAGTGCCAGTGCGATCGAGCGTGCCAGGTATGGGATGGAGTCCTCTGTTCTTTCTATGGAGGAGAGAGAGGTCCCGCGCAATGTGGCACGGCGGGCACCTGCTCTCCCTGGTGGTTACCGCTACTTCCAGATGCCTGGCAGGATTCTATCTGCTGGACAGGTAGAGGCATTCCGCAAGGCGGGCTGGTTGTCCGGTGAGCCAGAGGCGCTTGGTGGGGGGCGTTACCGTGCTGATGTAATGAGGCCGGGCCTTGCGTTGCCAACGTTCACAATGTTGACAAGGGCTGGTTCCTTTGAGCACGGCAGGCCGATGGTGTCGAAGCACACACTCGGTCACTTCCAGGAGTATGCCTCTCAAAGCCGCGTTGCTGAGAGTATGTACACCAAGTTTATCGCCGAGGGTGCTGAGACGCAACAGCATTTAGAGGCAATGGTGGGCGCACATATCGCGACCACTGGCCATGGCCTAAAGCCTGAACAGCGTACGAAGATGACGACGGCCAGGCTAACCGCTCTCTTCACCCGCGCCGAGCAGTCTGTGCTCAAAGCATACGAGGGAACCGACCCTTCAGACATCCCGATCGGAGTGAAGCAGCGGGCGCTGATTGACGCAATCCCAGAAGAGTGGGGCGCCCTTGAGTTCGAGGGCGCTGATCGCTCCTACTTCTTCGCGAACCCCAAGCATATCCCCAAGGTCTCGGACGTCATTGAGGACCAGGAGCACACGTTCTCCCTGCGCTCATCGCTGGCCACCCTGATCCAAGCGAAGGCGGCCGGTGATGAGGATGAGTACCAGGAGCAACTACAGGATACGCACGAGCGATTCAGCCTTGCCTTGAGCTCCGAGAAGTTCAAGCAGCGGTTCTCTGGCGTGACGCCGCGCAGTCTGTGGGCAGGGCCGGCCGGTGGCTCCTATGCCAACATGCCAGAGGAAGTCTATCTCCCCACGAGGATAGCAGCCAGGGCGGCTGGGATCGACCTGCGCAACGATGCAGAGTACGAGCGATTCAAGAGTTGGTTCGAGGCGACCGGCGAGATCTCCAACGAGTACAGCAAGCAGTTTGGTTACACGCCATCGTCTAAAGGACCGGCGCCGAGGATGCCCGTTGTAGCCTGGCGCGAGCCGACCACGATGGGCAGGATGACGTCGCAGCAGGTCTACACTGCCAGGTGGATCGGCGCGCACCCGATGGAGACGTACCGCGAGGCGAATCTCCCGATCTTCTCTGCGGAAGCTGCGATGGAGATGGGCGGCGACTACGACAAGGACGACTATTACATCGCGGCACTGACTGGCTTGCCAATGCCGGACGCTAAGATGTTGCGTGCCAGGGTGGAGAAGGGCGCCAGGATGCACCCGGCTGGCGAGCTAGAGCGCCAGGAAGAGAAGATGATGGAGGCCCCCGGCTCCATCCAGAGCCTCAAGGGACTTCAGGAGTATCTACAGGTCAGGGGGAGTAGCAAGGGGGTCCCGCTCCGAGAGGCGATTGAGATGTTCGGGGAGCGTGCCGGGCGCGGGATGCAGATGGGTGTTGGGTTTAACCTGCTAAACGAGATGAAGCTGGCCTCTATGTCTCCAGAGGCAACGGAGGCTGCCGAGCGTCTCGGTGGCGTGATGTACCAGTATGGCCAGGACTACCGGCCCTGGGAGAAGTACATGAAGTCCCTCTCGCAGCTCCGGAACTTTGGGTCTTCGTTCTACGGCAAGGCCCCCACGGCGATGATGTCCGGTGCTGCGAATATCGCGATGGGGTTGGCTTACGAGAGGACGAACACCGGCGCACAAGTCCTTGGTGTTAGCGGAGCTGCGGCTCTATTTGCCGTGCCCGGCGAAGAGGAAGAGGTCCGTGGCATTATAGAGCGTGGAGACGCCGAGGAGCTGACCAACTACGTGACGGGCGGCGGTGACACTGATGGGCCAGAGGCACTCAAGCGCATCCTGACCTGGGCAGAGAACTCCACGATCGGGCGTGTTGCCTTCGGTCGAGTGTCTGCAAAGATGGCACTCAACGAGGGTACAGACATCACGCCGGAGCTGACCAGGATCGGATTCGGCATGCTTGCAGTCAGTGCGATGGGGCGTCGCAAGCAAGAGGTCGATCTGATTGACTACCTGCAAGCCGTCGAGGACTGGGAGTCTGTGGCCGATAGGCCCCACCCCAGCATCGACCTTCAGAAGCTGGGGTTCTGGTCGCCACGCAAGCAGGCGGCGTTCCAGGCCGAGCTATCGTTTGATCAGCCGGGCTCCCCTGAGAGACCGTCTGTGCGGATGTCCATCGAGGAAAAGGAAGCTGCCTATCTCCGGTCAGTCGAGGAGCAATACGGCAGCATCCAGCAACTTACAGGCTCTGTCTCCAAGGAGTTCTGGACAGAGGGTGCTGGGCAGGCACTAATATCCAGCATGAGGCCCTGGCAACAGGAGGCTGTTGCGAATACCCTGTATGGTCGGGTAACGCACGAACAACTGCGCGGCCTCAGAGAGATTGTCTCAACGCCACCAGAGAAGTGGGGAGAAGATTGGGAAAGCCGGTACGGGCCAGGCAACCTTGGCGGGTATGATCCTAGTGCACGCAGGATACATCTTAATCCAGAGCAGTCTTACAGTAGGATGAAGTACACCGCTGCGCACGAGCTTGGACATCATGTGCACCGTGCAATCTCTTGGGATCAAGAGCATGAGCTGTACCGGTCCTACCAGAAAGCACTGGAATCACAGGAGAACCTCCCGAATCTGGGGCTCAGAAAGTACTCCATACAGAACTTCCAGGAGTTCGTTGCAGACACGTACATGGTCAACACGCTGGCTCCAGAACGCGTGCGAGAGAGCCTTGGCGAGTTCATAGGGACTCCCTTGGACAAGCTGTTCGACATTAAGGGCAAGGCTGACATCAACCGTGCATTCACGGACGCCTCGGAGCAAGACGCCCTGCTTGAGGAAGAAGAGGTTGAGCATCTCCGGAACATCGAGAAGTCCTTCGGCAACGTTGAGGAGTTCCAGTTCCAGATGGCTACGGCTGAGGATCAGATGGCACGCAACGCGATCCTCTCCAAGGTGGAGGACCCATTCTCCCGTCCACTCCAGGCCCCAATGGAGAAGGTTTACCATGGTAAACAGCTCGAACCCGAGAGGCTGGAGCCGGAAGGCGGGTTCGCTGACTACTATGCCAGGATTCCGATAGACCAGGCAGAGTACCTACAGGCAATCGACGAGCTCTACGGTGGCAAGGAGGGCATGGAGAGAGCCTACTATGCTTCTGCTGGCTCCCCAGAAGGTGTGCTGCAGTTCCACGAGGTTCTCCGTGCCAAGGTCGAGCAGATCAGGCAGGACATGCCAACCCCGCAGCAAGAGGCAGCGATGGCTCCTCCGGAGCCGACCGCGCCGATGTCTCCCCTGGTCCAGCAAGCATTTGAGCTCATAGAGCAATCTCCCATCAAGATGGAGCGCACGCCGCAGACGCGCCACATGCTGAGCCAGATGCCGCAAGCTGAGCGCCCCACGCGTCAGGCGTTGAACCTGTTGGCAAAGCAAGGTGCAGGTCAAGAAGAGTATGCTCAGTATGCGCAAGAGCTTTACCGGCGCACTGGTATCCTGGTTATGCAGGCTGCTGGCCTGGAGGGTGAACCCGGAGAGCTGTCGCATGCCTACTTGCCGTCGTCCCTCACTGTATCTGGCAGCAAGCCAATCTGGACACCGCCTGACTACGAGAGTGTCATCACTGAGTATGGCGAGGGAGCCAAGCCTGGCGGGATCTACGAAGGGCCAGAGGGCGGAACCTACAAGCGGTTACCCGAGGTCGGGCTGGCCACAGCCAAGGAGATGGGCGAGCTCTGGAAGATGTACTACCCAGAGTGGCAGGCCCGTGCTGGCGAGCGACTGGCTGCAGGCGAGGGCCTGATCAAACCCGACGTGCCCCTTACAGAGAACTTACTCAAAGCTCACAGTAAGCTCACGCGTTTCATGTTCGAGGCTCGAGAGCGTGGTGTGTACGATGAGATCAGGGAGGCCAGTGAAACCGGTGCAGAGCTAAGCGATCGTGCTGCTACTCTGGCCAGGCTTGAGCAGCAGGTCACCCAGACAGAGGAGTTTGCGGGGTTCGGCAAGCAGGTGATGGTGCCAATGCTCGAGCAGCGTCTTGGCGAACTTCTTGGCAAGTACCCTGGCGAGGAAGAACCGGCACTAGCGGATCAGTGGCGCAGTCGGTCAAGAGTCGGCAGGCAAGATGTCCTAACCGCTTATGCCGAGGGTCGCATTAGCCGCGAAGTGGCCACGGGCCATCTCCTCAAGGGCACCGGGCGTATGCTGCCCACTGCTGAGGAAAAGCAGGCACTAACTGGTCTTACCTATGCCAGGGGGACATACGCTGATCTCAGCATCCCGGTCGAGCGTGCGCTTGCGCACATCAAGACTGGTGGAACTGTTCCAGAAGATCCCCGAGACCTTGCAAGAAGAGAGGCCGCACGGCGCGTGCTCGGCAGAATGGCTGGTGGGCCAACTCGGGAGTACGTCGAGACACTTGGGCGCTATGCAAAGACCGGAGCATTGCCTCCTGATCAGCTAGAGGCTTATGCTGCTGCAACCGGCGTGTACGGGGCAAAGTCGTGGGTTCGTGATATAGCCACCCTACAAGAGGGTGATCCTGCATCTGCTAGAAGGCTGCTTGACCTGAGCCCAATAGGCATGCGCGACAAGCGCGGCGGCGGAGAGCTGACTGGTGCTCAAGCTGCGGCAATGACTCCTGATCAGGAGCGTGAGCTGAGACGTGCAAAGTTGCTCGAGACCAGGCGCGATGTGGCCTTCAAGAACATCCAGGAATGGTTCACGGGAGGCTTGCCTGGTGAAGAGCTAGTCAAGCGTGCTGGCGCCTATGTTGCCCACGGCACACTGTCTGCGTCAGAGGGCCAGGCCATCGCTGCCCTAACTGGCGTTTCCGGATCTGGCACGTTGATGCAGAAGATTGGTACTGCTGCTGGCAAGATGCCAGAGGTTGCCGCTCAGCTAGCGGAGCGCGGCGTCGTTGGCCGTCAGGCTGTTGAGCAGGAGGGGGCCCCTACTCTCACTCCATTCCAAGAAGAGTACATGTCCAATTTCATCGACTCCGTCGAGAAATTGACACCCAAGTTTCAGGAGTTAGCGGAGACAACTAGCAGTCTAAACGAGGTAGAACAAAGGCGCTACTCCGCTATCCAGAGCTGGCAGACTCAGCTAGAAGAGTTCTCCAAGAAGTTCCCAGAGACCCAGCTTGGTCAGAGGGCTGGACAAATGGCTGGGCAGATGGGGCAGATCGTTGGGTCTCCGCAGTTCCAGGCCAACCTTGCCCAGCAGGCTGCTGCAGAGGCTATAGGGGCTGGCGGTTTTGACGTACCGGCGCGTCAAGGATTCCTGCAGAGGATGCGCCCGACAGGGCGAGGCATATTCTCTGGTGATCTCGGACAACTAGCTTGGGGCATGTTCAACATGCAGAGGGTCTGGCGCTACACGGGCGGCCAGATCGGCAATCTGATGCAGGACTATGCTGGCTATGTTGGTGGCCAACAGCAGGCCATGGCCTCTATTGGCATCGGCGAGGGTTACACGGGGATCACAGCTGACGTGCTCCGCTCCCAGGCTAGCATGAGCAGAATGCGTCTAGGCTTAGGAGAGGCTGCTTGGGAGAACTGGGGTTGGGTCCCGAGGATGATGGGCGGTCAAGGCGGCCTACCTGAAGCTACGCCACTAGGCAGGCTCGGGACCGGCTTGCTTGGAACCCTCGGCGTGCCAATGACGGGAGCGCTTGGGGCTAACGTAATCAACCGCCTTGCCCTTTCTGGCGGCCCTGGCGCTGGGCTTCTTGGGAAAATGGCTGGAGCTCTTGGCGGAGCGTCTCGAGTTCTGGGCCCCGTTGGGCTTGCCTTGTCTGGTATACAGGTTGGCAACATTGCTGGTGGGGGCATTGCTCGGTGGATGGCAAACCGCTGGCCTGATAGGTTCCAGGTTGTAGATGAGTCGCGTGGACTCCCGGATGTGCTGACAGACGTTGCAGCTGGCGGGGTATCTATAGCCAGGGATGTTATGACGGGCGTACTTGCTCCTGCCCTCAGCGGATTTTCAAACCTCGCGTATCAAGCTGGAAACGAGGGGCCAGCACGCCGTCGTCAGTCTTTAGCACAGCGCATGTGGGAGGGTGGTCCGCTAGAGCAGCGCTTCAGCCAGTTAGTTGGCCGCCTGCAGGACATGGGTGAGCCTGGAGGTGCCGCACCGTCTGAGGAACAAGAGCGCTTCGAGAGTGTCGAAGAACGCCTGCTCAGTCGCTTCGATATGATCTCGCCGGAGGATGCTCCCAGCCTGATCTCTGGCTACATCCAGATGACCGGGCGCATGCCAGGCCAGATTTCTGGTGGCGACATCGAGGCGATTGGGCGCCTGGGCCAGCTAGCCCCTGCGGTTCAGCAGCAGACGCTTGAGCAGGGAGCTGCTGTAGCCAGGGCTGCCGGTGTCCAGATGGGTTCTGCAGAGATGCCAGACTGGATGGAATGGTACTATGGTCTTAATCCGACGGAGCGCGCCGAGCGTCAGCGCGTAGTCTCGGCGGTCAACCCCCTTGTTGAACGATTCAAGGAGATGGGTGGCGAGATGCCCGCGCTCGACATGCGCACAATGGGTCAGGCCCAAGCTACGAGGCTTGGCAGGTTAGCAAGGAACGATCCTTACATAGTGTCTCGTGCAGCCGCAGCGGGGCCGATGACAGTTACCCAGACTGGTGTCTTCGGCGGCCAGGAGAGACAGTACCAAGAGCAGGGCCAGGTCCCCGCCTTCATGCAGGCACTTGAGGTTGGGCAGAACATGCAGTTCCAGACCGGCCTGGGGATTGGGTCAACGACGATGCTCCCGTTGACACAGATGATTGGGGCGCCGGGCACCCCCCAGCTTGCGCTCCCCATGCTGCAACAACTCCAGGGCCTTGGTCCGGCCTTCTTCAACCAACAGGGCGGTCAGATCGCGCTGAGCACCGGTGAGAAGGCAAACATCACGCTTGGTGGCCTGATGGGGCTCAAGCAGGCCACGCGCCTTGAGAACATAGCCTATCAGCAGAAAGGGTTCGAGAGACAGTTTACCCAGCTGAATGCCCAGGCTGCATATCAGCAGGACATGTGGGGGATCGAGGATCGGCAGACTGCCCTGCAGCGCGGTTATCAGATGCAGCAGTTCGGGTTCCAAGAACAGCAGATGGACATCTCTGACTGGTACTTCAAGGCCGGTCAGGCATTGAGCAGGGAGCAACTCTTGGGACAGGCAGACTGGACTAAGGCAAGTATGGGGCGGGCTCACGAGCGCCGTCAGATTCGGTTTGACTGGCAGGCTGAAGACATCGCATTCCAGGGCGCAAAGACAGGGCTGGAGTTCGGCTGGCAGATGGAAGACATCGAAGAGTCGATGCGCTACGCCACTGGCCGCCAGCGCCGCCAGTTGATGCAGCAGAGAGAGCGTGCCACGGTCCGCTACGGCATGTCGATGGGACAACTCGACACCCAGGAAGACCGTCTTGAGCAGCGGAGACAGTGGGAAGAAGAGGATCACGAGATTGCTCTGGAGCACCATGAGCAAAACGTTGAGTGGCAGTTGCGGCGCATGGAACTTGCCGCCGAGCACCACGAGTTGTCAATGGAGCTCCAAGAGGAAAGACTCCAGGCCAGCCGGGACTACTTCACTGAGGGCAATCGGCTACAGGACGAGGCCCGCGATCGGCAGCGTGACTATTGGCGAGAGAACCACGACAACCAACGTGCTGCTATCACTGCGGCCCAGGCGCACGCACAGGCGATCAATGAGTACCAGACGGCGATGGAGGGTGCTGCAGAAGCCCAGGCCCTCATTACCGGGGAAATGGAGCGGGTGTTTGCCGCGGATGGCCCCATCGATGAGGGTATGAGCGAGATCGTGTTAGCCGCTGCCGATCTCCTTGCGCTTGCCCTGCAGATCAGGAACGTGGTCGGCGGCAACTTAATACGTTAGGATAGAAATGGCTACACAAGATCACATCCATCTACAAAAGCAAGACGACCGTCCGTGGGCAGTGGACGGGGTCCCGGACAACACCTACAGTGTTGTTTTCCCGAAGGCCGGGTACAAGCCAAAGGTCTACACCCTAACGGAGGTAGCCCTTGATGGCACCGTTCATCTGCATCAGCTTGTGGACTCGGGCAGTGTTAGTGTGATCCGCCACGACAACTACAGTCCGCAGTTGAACGTGTCCGCTGCTGAGCTCGCGCAGTTGATCGACGACCTGGGCAAGAAGGTTGATTTTGTGCCCAACGATCACAACGCCGTGGGTATAGACTCCTCTGCCTACATCATAGAGATGGTAATGAGCGAGCTCAAGCTCGAGGAAATGGATCCTGGGCTCTGCAACTATCTCGTGACGGTGGAACTGGAGGCCCTTGGATGATCACGACCGGTCTTGCTGACTGGACTGCTGGCGATCTCAGCTATCTGCAGACAAGCGGTGCGTATGGCAAGCTCACATATCAGCTAGAGCTCCAGCGGTATGCCCCCGTCTGGCAAGAGGTTGAGGCAGAGCCCGCGCTCAGAGTTGGGAGCGTTTCCAAGACCTTCGATATGTGTGCGACTTCCACGCACCTTGTCAGGGCCTGGCTTGACACGGTTGACCAGAAGGTATACTCCCAGTACGCTGTGCCTAGTGGGGCTAGTACAACGTGGAATGACATCTCTACAATCAACATGGCTAGCGATCTTGCTATCTCTCTCTGCGCAGACGGGTCCCGTGTCTACCTATTCTCCGCTGCCAGCAACTACATCTTCTACCGTTATACCGACGACGTGACTGGTGCCTGGTCCTACGGTCATCTCGTGCAGGCCGGGTTCACGGAGGCGATCGAGGCCGTGGCTGCAGTCTCCCCCACCCGTGTGCATGCTGTCATCGAGACAGCTCAGGGGAACCACGAGCTCCGCGTCTATGAGTACATCGATAGCGCCTGGGTCGAGACGGCGAGCCACATCAAGTGGCCGCTGCCCTTCGATCCAAACAGCTTTGACGCCATCACGCTCGATAGTGGCGATGACGTGATCGTGATGGCAGTTGATCTTCCCCCATTGCTCGGCAAGCGCCTCGATGGCCTGCAGCTAGCCTGGGAGTCCACTCGGGTGCAGGCTATTGTCTCGTTCATCTTTGACGTGGGTACTGGAACGGCATCCGACGATTGCTGGTCGGACTACTACCATTATGACGTGATAGACAAGACAGGCCTGTGGACTCGTCTATATCCACGGCTGTCGAAGTACGACGATATGGTCTTCATGACCTACTACCGCGGGTTTGGTACAGATTGGGACAACAACTATGTGGCGTGTGCCAGGACAAAGGACGGTGTGAACTGGGAGATGCCCGCCCCCTTCAAGGTGGGGATGCAGTGTCCGGCTAAGGTGGAGTTCTTTGGTGACTGGGTATACCTGGGCGCCTACAACTGGCTCCAGGCAGCAGAGCGGACGGCTTTCTTTGGCACGCCTGCATCGACTGAGTGTGAAGACATCTCGAGCCACGTGAGGCAGTACTCATCTCGTGTTGTTCAAACCCGTGAGACTGGCGTCAGCCTGTCGAACGTTGACGATGTGCTTCGCGGTGCTGGCAAGTTGCTTGCCGATCGTTATGCCAAGCAGGCAGTGTTCAAGCTTGGGTACTGGGAGGGTACGTCACAGCGGCGCGGGCAGATCTTTGTTGGCGATGTTGTCCAGGTATCCAGATCGCGCAGTACACCGACCGATGGCCTTGATCTCAAGATCGACGGGCGGCTCAATCTCCTGAACCGCATCATGTCCGAGGGGGCGCACGAGTGGCCATCGCAGCAGATCGGTGGCGATAACTTCTGGGATTCGACAGAGACTGGGTATGGCGGCCTCAAGCACTGGGCACCAGAGGCAGGGCGCTGGACAAACTCTGAGGACGCGGAGGTGTTCGAGCTCTACCTTGGCTGCGACAACGACGAGGGCGTGGGATTCAGCACCATTGCCACGGACCTGTTCATTGGACAGGCAAGTGGCTCGTTTCAGGTGAATGAGGACAACAAGGGTGAGTACGCAGGGATCTGTTTCTGGGCACATGACAAGCTGCACCTGTGGTACGCCGCCTACTTTGCGGACGACGATGTGATCAAGCTGTGCCGCCGCACTCCTGACGATGACGACGAGCCAGTTGATGTAGTGAAGGCCACAAGCCCTGTGCTCGGCTGGTCTACCGGAACAGAGTACTTCATGAAGGTGATCCTGAACTATGCCGAGATCAAGGTATTCACCTCTACAGATATCACGGCTAATGGGTGGACAGAGCGGATCAGCTACGAGCGCGCAGCGATTGACGACACTGTTTCTGACGAGGGGATCTCGATGATCAGCGGCCGCGTCGGGTATCTGGGGATGGGCTACAACCCTAACCCGGAGTACACTCCTACACCGATAGATCCGATACCGGATCCAACGCCCGATCCAGTTGATCCCTGGGAGGGGGCACCACAAGCTGCAATCGCGTGGAACGAGGGTGAGATCTGCTGGACTGAGAACATTATGGAGACGGACGTGGTCTGGTCCAAGATGGGCTCGGTCGGAGACGGGGACTTCAACGGTGCCATCAAGGACGTGAAGATGGTCATGACCAGTGACGAGTCGTGTGGTCTTTGGGTTGTCACGGGGGTTGGCGTATACTACAACGATCACGCGCTGACTGGCGGGACTAGCTTTAACGGCATGCTGGATCAGGCAACCTACTTGGGGATGTCGGATCCACCGGGTGCAACATTTGAAGGATGTGCCATTGATCACAGCAATCCGGACTTTGTCATCGTTGGCGTCAGCCACGGCGACAGGGGTGGCGCCGCACTCGGATGGGGCTGTGCGGCATACACTGGCGCGTTTGCCTACTCAAGTGACCGTGGCAGCGGCTGGGCTGCATCGTCTATGCCATCTGATTGCGATGCCCACCGCACGTCCAGGGGGTATACGAGCAATACCGTGACCGGCCTCCTTGGCGTGGGCAGTGATGGCGTGATTCAGTGTTTCAGGTATGGCGGCTCGTCTTCGGCGGCAAGGAAGTTCGTCCTATCCAGTGACGGCGGCGCGTCCTTCGTGCACGCGAACGATAACTACTGGGGCTGGCAGCCAGGAAAGATCCCGCCTACCACTGCTGTATTGATCAAGCCGCCCATTGGCGAGGGTTATGCGTACTCTATAAACTGGACTGGCAGTGACAACTATCCCTACACAATAGTCGGCGGTGATGCTGGAACGAAGATCTTGCCGACCGGCTATTCTGTTGGCTCAGCCGTTGGCGGTGGTAGTGGCGTGCGGGGCATGACTTGTGACCCGTATGAGCCGTCCAAGTTGTGGGGAACCTTCTCCAGCGGGGGCCAGTGGCATTTGCTCAAATCAACCGACAGTGGTGCGTCGTGGTCTGTCGTCAAATCAAACGCGGGATACGGAGCCCCGGAGGTCTGGCCTGGCAACACACAGTATTTGTTCAACATTGTTGGGACTGTCGGCGAGCGGTCCTCAAATGGTGGCTCTACGTGGGCCAGCATTGCAGGGGATTGGGTTGCCAAGGTGGGCGCCTGGACTGGCGGGTACAACCGGGCGATCATACTACTTCCAAGGATAGGTGCCAATGAGTGATGATCCACAACTGACCTTTGGTCAGTTCCAGGTAACAGAATACTCTCCCACCCTCACGCTCGAGGACTCGATCAAGCGATGCGTTGCACTGGCTGGCGTGACGCACGACTTTGAGTTCGACGACCTGATAAACGAGGATCTCTCGTCTGGCGACTTGAGTGCCTTCGAGTACGAATCCCTGTGGTTACTACACACTACGGCCTATGTGAACACAGGCACGTGGTCTGTCACTGGGGGGAGATTGCGCGGAGTGGGTGATGGATCGTCGCAGCAGTTCTACATAGCCCACTGTGCAACTAGCGTTGAGCCCTCCTACGTTGTGTCATTTGAGAAGTGGTCTGTAGCTGGCGGGGTGACGGTGCTTGGTAACGAGTTTGTGATCTCCTGGGATGTATCTAGTGTGGCAATCAGCAGGATGGATCCAAACACTAGGCAGGTGGATGAGGTACTGGACACCCGCGAGGAGGTGATCAAAAACGGCGTGCAGGTGGATATCTGTGTCCAGTACCAAGGGATGAATCAGTTTGACACGATTGACTGGGTCTCCATCTCTGTCTACCAAGAGGGGCGCTGCGTGATCGGTGCCAGTGACTTCATCTACAACCCAGCGTTCGCTTCTCTGCCTGGCATCTATAAGAGATCGGGCACAGAGGATTACGACGATGTGATCGGTTTTGCCACCTTTGAGTCTTACACATCGGAGTTCGACAACGTCCACGTCGCTGAACTGCATCGGATCAGAGAGTGGACAAGCGTTGATCCTGGTGAGAGCGTTGGCTCTGGTATGAACAGGGCGGTGGGCACAGAGCCCGTATTCTACTTCATCAGATGTGATGGCACGCTGGTTGCCTGGATCCCCGGAGATCGCGCCGTTGACTGGGCTATTCCGACTGGCCGCGGCACTCGCAATGAGGAGCGCCAGGACCTGATGACACCGGGGCGGATCAGGATGGTCGGTGCCCACTACGAGGCCGAGTCTTGGAACGAGACAATGATGGAGCAGGCGGGGCGGCACTTGTTCGATCTCCCCAGCGATCCCAACCTCATGACCTATGACGAGGCATACGACGGGGCGGTCAGGGCTCACCGTGTCATGAGAGAGGGTGACGACATTGAGGCTATTGAGATTCCTGCGAACCCACTCCTAGAGCCGCAAGACCGTGTGACGTACGACGGCGACGACTTGCGGGTTATGGGGATCCAGTTGACTATCTCTGGTGTCGGGCGTGGCAGGCCCCCCATTGCAAGGATGAGCGTCGAAACACAGGAGTACATCGAGGAAGGCTCATGATAGGTGATAGCCAACTCCTCAAGACGCGGGACATGATCAAGCAGATGTCCCCGGTTCGCGTGCTCCGTGGCACAGTTGTGCGTACCTACAAGAACACGAATCGTGTGCGCGCGCGTCTCGAGCAGTCGAACTCCGTCACGACCTGCGAGTGCTCCCCCAGTGATGAGTATGCGGTAGGCGACAGCGTTGTAGTGCTCACGGCTGACGGTCTCGATAGGCCCTTTGTTATAGCCTGGCGTGGCAAGAACACAACGATCGGGCGAGCTGGTGCAGGAGGGATGCTCTCCGATCCGGAGCACAACACTGTCCGGCCCGTGAAGCCCACCAATTTGCGTGTGAACACCGGCCCGACGAGTGCCGTTGTGATGTGGCGCCCACCCCTTGTTCAGGACAACCAGTGGTTCGTCGTCCAGCGCGCAAAGGACGGGGCAGGCACAGATGCAGAGTCATACCTGATCACCCAAGGCTCGAGCGTAGTCAACAATGATCCGGAGTACACCCACTTCCGAGTGGCGGGCTGTGCACTTGGCGGTGGCGGCATGGTCAGGACTGCGTGGACATCCTGGGTGCGCGGCGTGATCGAGTATGGCGAGCAGTACCAGGTGCTCAAGACCGGTGGTCTTTCAGACATCGAGTGGGATTGGCCGGACCAGGTCATTCTGACTCTGCGCAATATGTCCGGCGGCTTGCTTTCGCTTGGTGACGTGGTCGCGATCGGCACTCTATCTGATGCTGAGTTTGGAACCACGTCCGAGGTGGGTTACAACGATGGCTCTGTTGGCGTGCTCCTTGAACACATTCCAAATAATGCCACTGGTCAGGTGGTAATGAGTGGCTGGGTGCCGCAGATCAACCTGGCGAGCGCGGCGACCTATGGGCAGATGTTCAAGACGCACAGTATGCCTGGTCAAGCTACCCCTGTGAACACAATAGAGGCGGGGGTTTTTGGCCAGGTCTTGGACTCGGGCTCCACGCCCGAAGCGTTCATCTGGAACCCGCCTGCGGGCGCCGGGGCGAGCCAGGACTTGGTCACGCTTGCCAGTGGCGCTGCTAGTATCCTTGACCTCTCCGGACAGGAGATTGACACGGATACGCAGAGAGCGAACCGTGTTCTGGCTGGCCCGTCTAGCGGCGGGGATGCCCAGCCGACATTCCGCAGGCTAGTGACTGCCGATCTCCCTTCTGGAGTTGGTGGGTACGAGTTGTTGTTCTCCCAGATTGCAGATGGCACACTGTCAAACACAACGGATGAGGGCAGCCTGTTCTCTGCTGGGCGTGGCACTGTGACTATACCATCCAACACGCTTGATGTCGGCACCGTGATACGGATCACTGCCAGTGGCTACGTCAGCGACAATGGCACACCAACACTGACTACCAGGGTCACGCTCGATGGCAGCGAGGTTTGCAGCACCGGTGCCCAGGCACTCAATGATACTATCAGCGAGGTTGAGTGGTCGCTGAATATTCGTATCGTGTGTCGCTCAACTGGTGCAACGGGCTCGGTGATCGCATCTGGTCTCTTCGAGCACGATGGTGGCAGTTCCTTTGGCATGGTAAAGACATCTGCCACGACGGTGGATACAACGCAGTCGATCACCATTGACCTTCTTGGTACATGGGGTGCCGCACATGCAGACAACGTGGTTTTGTGTCAGATGGCAATGATTGAGCTATTGAAAGCTGACAGGCTGGCGGTGGCAGCGCCGTCTGGTCTGTCTGCCTCAGCGTAGGAGGGGGTTACTATGGCATCAGGATGGACAAACAGAGGGAAGTACCGGATGGCGAGGGGGTTCTTTCAGGGTGAAGACGTCCCGACGAACTTCTACGTTGCGTTGGTCACAGCAGACAATGTGCCAGACGCTGACACGAATACGATGTCAGATCTGACAGAGATCACGGCTGGGAATGGCTACACGTCAGGTGGCTATCAGCTTGATCGCAACACCACAGACTTCGATGCAATCACGGAGGATGATGCTAACGATCGGCTCGAATTGCAGATCAAGGATGTGGAGTGGGAGGCCAGCGGCGGCTCTATCCCCAGTGGTGGCAACGACGCCCGCTATGCCGTGCTCACAGATGACGAGGGAGTAGTCGCCGATCGAGATGTGTTTGCCTTCTTTGATCTTGGAGAGGGCAAGAGCGTTGCCAATGGGTACATCTTCCGCATCCAGGATATGGAGCTCAGGCTAGTGGAGCCATAATGGCTGATACTGTAGATGTCTCACAGCTACTGGTGGCCTATGGAATGCTGTCTCCAACCGTCCAGGTTAGCCAGGTTGTTGTTGAGGTGGCATACAAAAACACCGACGTTGTTGTTGGGTCGGCGTCTACAATGGACTGTGCTGCGAGTGCCGTCGATCCCACAGCATTGTTCATCATGCAAGTTACACCGGCCGAGGCTAGTTGTGCTGCAGGTGCCGAGAATCCAAGTATCTTGCTTGTTGCTGACGTTGTGTTGACGTGGACTGACAACTCAGAGCACGAGGATGGGTTTGTTCTCCAGCACCGATTGTCAGGTGGGGCCTGGTCCACGGTTGCCACACCAGCCTCGAATGAGACAAGCTACACGCACGAAGACCAGGAAAGCGGAACACATCAGTATAGAATCAAGGCCACGTCAAGCTCGCTTGGCGACAGCGAGTGGTCCAACATCGCAGAGATCGTTATACCATAAGGAGCCTTTTATGAGTGGAGCCGAGGGGGTGCTGATTGAACAGGGCGTGATGGGGGCGGTGATTGTCCTGCTTGTCGGTGGGATCGTAGCTCTCTGGATCTACAACGTGAAACAGGCCGTGGCTGCCAGGGAGGCTCTCATTACCCAGCAGTGCCAGATGCGTGAGCAGTGGCAGGAGTCGCTGAATGATCTTCGTTGTAGGAATGATGCTCTTACCAAGATTGTTGAGGAGGCCATAAAGGAGGAACTAGAACACGCAAAGGACGAAGTCGCACGGAGTCGGGAGCTCCACACCACGCTCACGATTCTGACCGATGTCATAAGGGAAGTGAACAATGAACGGACAGGATCAGATAACCCTGCTTAGGAGTAGGATGGAGACACTGCGGGCTCGTCGCAGGGGCATTGCCGCAACTGACCTGCAGGCGCTTGAGGCATTCAATGCAGTCGCTGCGAACAATAAGCCCAAGGCTGTATACGACCATCTGGCAGAACATCTTGAGCAGCTCAAGCAGGGAATCTCAACAGACTAAAGGAGGCCCGTATGGGTTTCGTCTTAGTGGGTTCGGACTACCACTTTGGGAGTCGCTTTGCCTCATTCCCAGAGGGGTTCCGCACCAGTTCCGATCACATTCTGCCCCTAAACCGAGGGCAGGACTACTTGAACGAGTGTATGGAGTATGTCTTGAAGGTGACTCCACCGCAATACGACCTGTTCGTTGTAAATGGGGACGGGATAGACGGAGACAACAAGTTCAACATGGCCAGGCACCTTTCGGAGGTGGACCCGCTGTGGCAGGTGCGTGGCGGGGAGATTCAGCTGCAGCCGTTTGTAGATCGAGCCAGTCGCGTGCGCTACACCCGTGGCAGCACCTATCACACAGGAAAAGGGGGAATGGGAGACGAGCTTTTGGCAGAGAGGGTGAAGGCCGATCCACTCAAGGGATACTACGCACCGCCCTGGTGGCGGTTCTGGTATGGGGAGGAGGGTGACAACGGTGTGTACTTTGATGTTGCTCACCGGCAGAGCGTCACGACGGTCAACCACTCGATGCCTTTGGAGCGCGAGCTCCGCTATGCCGAGCTCAGGTTCGCCCGCAAAAGGTTGCCGGTCCCCAAGCATCTGGTGATCATCCGGTCGCACGTTCACTGGGGGTTTGGTGTGTGGCGAGAGCGTGACGCTGTCGTGATCTCCACACCCTGCATGAAGCTGCAGGATGACTTCGCAAAGACCCTGACCAGCCCCAACCGTATCATTCCCGACAACGTTGGGATGGTTGGGATCCGCATCAACGACGAGCCTGTAGATGGAGAGAAGGTTACCGTGATCCCATATCTGTTCGATCACCCAGACGAGGAGGATGTTGATGTCATCGGATAAGCCGGTCCCTGCGTTCACAATGCGAGAACTGCTCAGCCAGATGGCTGAGCTAGACCCAGACATAGAGCCTGGGGAGAAGCTGACGACTGAGGAGTTCAAGGATGCTCTTGGGCTAGGATCTCCAGATGCAGCGCGCAAGAGGATTAAGCCCCTTGTCAGGGGCAAGGTACTCACTCCAGTGCGGAAGAAGATCGTGAACATGGCCGGGATCGAGACGACTGTGCCCGCTTACTGTCTGACACCCGGCACGTCACTTGTGGCTGCTATGCGGGCACTGGGAAGGGAGTGGGATGGCTAGCTTAACGGATGACCAGGTAGTTATCAGTCTGATGGTTGAGGCGGCGCTGACGGCTCCGTTTCCACGGGAATCCTACAACTTCCTGGAGACAGCCGATGCGCTTGTCACATACCATGAGACGCTCCTTGTCCTGATGGCCGTGCAGCTTGCGGCTACGCCTGGCACTGCAGAGCAGGCAGTGTATGATGCGCAGGAGAAGAAAGTTGAGGATGTGCGTCGTATGAGAGAGGCATGCGGCGGTTCTGGGTACGGGAGTTCTGTGATCTGGGCCAGGTAAGCAAATGCCCCGCGGTGGATCAGCCCGCGGGGCATTGGCTAAGGAGAAACGCACCATTGACAAGGGGATTATACATCACCTTGGCCTGGCATGCAACCCCACCTACTCACTCTCGACGTAGGCCCCTTTCAGATACTCAAGCAAGGATTCCGCGTCTTCCTGGCTGTCTACTGGGATCACCACTGACCAGTCGTCGCCTGGAGTCGGTTTCGGGCTAGGCGCTGGCGTGGGCGTTGGCTCTGTCGTGACCGTGACCAGCCCATCAGTGAAGATCGCTGGCGGCTTGACGTCTCGCCCCACGAAGTAGGACTGGGGGTGCTTGTCGTTCCCGGTGGCAAAGTGCAGAGTAGCTGTTCCCTCTTCCAGTGCCTTCCAGGTGATGTACCCTAGGCTCCCGTCTCCGCTGTACCGGTCACGGTTCAGGTCAACCACCGCCCAGGTGATGCGGCCCGTGCTGATAGACGGTCCAAGCTCAAGGACGTCCGGTTGGTTGAACAGGTCGCCGAACTTGAACTCGCTCTTGACGGGCTCGATCACGCTCTCGTCGTACATGACGGAAAGCTGAACCCCGGTGCCTTCGTAGAGATCCTCGACCATCGCTGCTGTCACGAACGTATCTCCAGGTTGGACCGTGACGCTCTCGATACTGACCGTTGCGGTCGTCACCGGTGCAGGTGGAGGCATCGGCGTGTCCGTGACGTGCGTTACGCCGGTAAAGGAGATACCATAGCTTATCCAGATGTAGCCGTCATCTCCCCACTGCGTGCTCCAGCTGTTCTTGAGTCGCCAGGCGCCTTGTTTGCCCCGGCTGTCGTCCCACCCTACCAGCACTACCCCATGGTTGGCTGGCTCGAGCACACCGCAGCCATGCTCTCTCTCGAACACGGCGTCCGTTGCCCAGGTTGCGAAGGTGCGGTTCACGCACAGCGCCACGGATACCGGCCCGTGGTTCATCATGGCCTCTTTCACCGCATCGACGCTGTACCTGATCTCCTCGTAGCCCTCGATGAAGTCCTCTGTGCTCGGGTGCTCGGTGCAGGGATGCTTGACGGCCGTGTATGGCAGGTCTTCCTCGAGTACATATGGCATGTACCTGAACATATCGTGCACGAACCATCCACCACCGCAGTCGTAGCCCTCCGGGTTGCAGTCCAGCACCCATTGTTCTGACACGTCAGGCTTGCCCTCGAGTGCCCACTGTGCGTTACCCACAGTGCCAAAGGCCCAGCAGCTTCCGCAGTTCCCCTGGTCCTCTACCACCCCCGAGTCCGGGACCATGTAGGATTCGGGGAGTGACGTTTGCCATGGTAAACGGAGTTCTTGCGCTGCCTCCTTCTTTGCAGGTAGCTTTGCTGGCTCGACGGGAACGGTGGTTGCCGTGAGCGTTTCACTTCCTCTATAGTTCGCTCTGACGACAACCTCCTCCGTGCCCTTCGGTGCCTCGATGTAGACGTTCTTCGTTAGCTGGCTGCCCAACGATGCGATCTCTTCAAGGTTCCCCTCGTAGACGATCTCTTCGGCCAGGACCTCAGCGCCATCGACCTGCGTGAACAGGCCCGCCGACGGGTTGTCTGTGACCGTGAGCACAAATACCTCTTCTGACCCAGCGCAGCCTGCCAGGATAAGCAGGATTGCCAGTACTGCTGTTACTCGCTTCATTCTTCCTCCTTGTTTCTCTTGATGGCCTCCTTGTGGGCCACGCCCTCTGCCATTATAGCACCTGGCGGGTTGGAGTGCAACCACTGTTTGAGACGCCCCTCTGTGCGATCCTTCGGTGTCCAGTACGGCACACCCAGGATGCTGAAGAAGTGTTCCTCGTCCTCGATCGGGCGCGTGCGGGCGCCGAGCTTCGGGCCCCGCTTGAGGAACTTGCTCGCAGGCATGACGCTCAATGCGTGACGTGTGTTGCTCTCACAGTCCCCGATGTACCATACCTGGCCACCGGCGACCTTGAGATCGTGCGGGCACGCTCCGCCTATGGCGGTATCTGACACCAGGACCTTGTTGAACTGCCAGGGGCCTGTGCGTATTGCCTTGATCACTGCCCACTGTGCGGGCGGCCGGACGATGAACAGGTCCACCGGTGCGTAGTCTTTGCCATTGTAGAAGATCGCACGCTTGAGCCTTGAGCCCCACGCTGTGCCGCCCTTGGGACCCGGTCGCTTCTCGATGGTGCCATCTAGCTCTAAGCACGAGAGCACAACCTCAAGGTGGTCAACATCGCAGAACTGTGTGTCTGGCCCATTGTAGAGACCGGGTTCACACACGATCTCGATGTCCCCGACCAGTTTCTTCTCCCGCCGGATGCTACCGGCGATCAGAATGCGGGTGCAGGCTGGTTCGAGTAGATCGACCAGGGCCTGCGCCATGCTCTTCGCGTACTCAAGCGGCATCTTCGACTGTATGTTACTCATTGTTTGGCTCGTTCTTCCTTCTTCAGTGTTTCCAGGACGGCCTCTCTCACTGACTCGTGCCAGTCTAGGCACTGCGTCACGAACAGGTGGCGTGCAGCCTCCTTGCCGCCTGGCCTTCTCATCTTGCCGTCGTCCTTGTAGCCAGCAAGCGGCTCATCATTGAACTTGTAGTATCCACCGGCTGTGTCGATCACGCCGGTCTTGCAGGCTGCATCCCAGATGTCAGACGCCCGGTCAACGCCCGACTTCCATACTATTGAGAACCCGGCCTCCTCGTACGGAGCAGCCAGGCAGTTCTTCTCCACCTTTGCCTCAACGTTGATCCCCGTGCTCCCCTGTCCGCGTACCTTGAGGGGGCCTGCGTCCTTCACGCTGATCCTGATGGATGCGTAGTACTTCAGGGCGTAGCCTGATGTTGACTCACGCCACGAATACCGGCTCCCGAAGTGTGTGCGGTACTGGTTCACGAACACGAGCGCTGCCCTTGCTAGTCCAAGGTCGGAGACGGCCGCCTTGATGTTCTGGCTCATCAGCCGTGCCAGGAGTGCGGGGGTCTTGCTATCTGCGCCGGCGTCCTTCTCTGCTTCAGTCGTGAGGGCATGCACTGAGTCAACGACTATGATGTCCGCGATGTCGTCCTCAAGCAATCTCCTGATCACATCCCACGCCAGCGTTCCTGTATATGGACGGAAGAGCACAAACACTCCCCCTTCCACCTTTGCAATCAGGTCCATCGATTCCTCTATGATACTCAGCGTGTCAGCCCTTGACCTCGGTGAGAGCAGGATCAGCTTGTCCTCTGGCAAGCCTAGCTCGACCGGTCTGCCTTGCCATGTCTTCTGCTCCGCATCTATGAATACCGCGGTTCCACCGCGTGCGACTTGCTCGATGCAAGCAGAGAGTGCCAGCGTGGTCTTGCCACCGCCTGGTTCTCCAAAGACCTCTGTGATATAGCCGCGGGGAAACCCACCCACTCCGGTGGCGATGTCCAGTGAGAGAGAGCCCGTTGGTACGGACTCGATCTGTATGTCGTCTATCCGACAGGCCGCCTGGTCTCCCAGGCTCTGCCTTATACTGGCAAGTGCGTCGTCAACTGTCACCATTCTCGATTTGCTTTCTCCTTGGCCGTGTCCCCGGCCAGGCGATGACCGGGGACACAACGCCCCACTTACGAGCCCTGCTCTGCGGTAGCTGCCAGGAGCTCAACCCAGTCGGTGAGCTCTGCCAGTGCATTGTCTGTGGAAAGACCCTGCTCAGCGCCCAGTTCCTTCAGCGCCTTGATGCCAGCCTTGTCGTTCACCCCCTTGATCAGCCCGAATCGCTCGGCGACGTCGAGGATCTGCATCTTGGCTTGCTCGATTGTATTGATCTCCTTCTCTGGCGACGCGGCACGCTCGATCTCAAGCTCGTCGAAGTCGTCCTGTGTCGGGACGGTGCGCCGCTCGGCCATCTTCCAGAAGATGTCCCAGTTGCACATCACGAACTCCGGCGCGATGCCGGGGATCGAACTCTTGACGTTGAACGTGTCCATCTGTGCCGTTGGGCACGCAGTGAGCCTGGCGGTTCCGAGCTCGCGGCTCCCTTTCACCCTGCTGAGCACCAGGATCTGATCACTGAACTGGAACCAGGGATCCCACACCTTCGCTGTTTGGCCAAGGATCTTCGCATTGCGGGTTCCGTAGTTCTGCCAGACGTTCTTGCTTTCGCAAGTCACGATCACATCGACGCCAGCCCTGCGGCAGGCCAGCAGCAGTGCCCTGATCGCACTCTTGAGTAGTGTGTAGTAACCACCCGGATCGGTTGGCTTGAACTTGTAGTCAAGGAACAGCCGGTTGCGATCGTAGACGCCATCGAACTCCTTCGCGATCTGCATGGCCCGCTGCTTCTCGGCCATCAGGGCAAAGAACTCCTCCTGCCACATCGTGGCGTTGTCGAAGATCAGGACGTCGAATGGGAAGTCACCCACCTTGATGTCGTAGTACAACTGGGTGAGGTTTGCCACGTCGAAGTCGCCGTAGTGATCACGGAAGAACTGGAAGGCAAACAGCATGCGGTCGTGGTCATCTTCCTCACCTTGATACCCCTCGTCTCTGTACTCCCTGTCAAAGACAAGGCGTCGAGGTTCCGGATTGTCGGGTGGGTGGTATGACAGCGCACCAACAGTCTTGCCCTGTCCCCAAAACGTCGAGCGAAGGATGATGTTGTAGCTCATACTACTCCTCTGAGGTACTTTAACCAGTACCCCTCTTGTATGCACTCAATCGTGCTGCCGAGATAGACACCACTGACTTTCCCCTGGTAGATCCGCCACCTGCCTGTCCACTTGGCGAATGCCAGATCAGCGATGTTGTACGGCTCTGGGCACTCTGGAACCTGTGGGTTCTCGAGTAGCCATGCACCTATGGCGTATAGCTTCCTCCCTTCATAGATGGGATAGTCCTCTGGCGGCGCGAATCCTCCGCGTGGCACGGTGATCCCGTGCTCCTGCCAAAGTTCTACATACCATGTCCCGATTGCTGTCGCCGTGATTCTCTTTGCGGCGAAGTGAAGGATCTTCTCTTTTGCGGTGCGCGTGTGCCCCGTATCGAGGTGACACGTGGTATTGTGCAGGGGAATCAGGTTCTCCGGCACTGTCAGGATGTCATGATACTGAGCCCGATCTCCTACCAGCCAGTGGTGCAGCGCGATGTCTGAGTCTATTGGCTTACCGCATAGCGCACAGTCGATAGTAACTCGCCCCAGCTCGCCGCTCCAGCGCCGAAAGCGACGGATAGTCTCATTCCTGACTCTGTGATCCACTCTTCTATACCTATCCTCTCTCCGTGAATTACTGATTCACAGACGTTGCACATCTCCTCTTGGTGCGGCCCCACGAAACAGTTGTGGTACGGTGGCCCGTCCGCTGGGCAAAGCCCAATGTAGAGCGGGTATGTGCGCCCGGTCTGCTCCATCCTTCTGATCTCCCGGCGCAGCATAAACATCATTTGGTTGGCGACGATCCCGGTCATTCTGTGGTCTGTCTTGTGGGCCTGTGTCATAGCAGCGTTAGTTGTTCTCCATAGTGCTCCCTCACAAACTCCTCGAGCCCGACACAATCGCCAAACTGCGCCCAGTTGTTCATTGCCCTGAGCTCGGGTGCCGACAGCTGGTTGTAGCTTGTGATCTCTCGGCCAAACACTTCGCTGGCGATGTCCAGTCGTATGACTCGAACCTGGCGGGTAATGCCGCGTGGACCCTCGATGTGCAACGCCCCCACAACGGCGCGGATTGCAGCCTCAATGTTCCCCACCATTATACCACGTCTCTTTGTACAGAGCAAGCGGTCAGGTGGGTATCTACTTCGTTGTTCCAGGATGTAGTCTCTCATATTGATGTCTTCGCTAGTATCATACATACGACGATGTCCTTGATCTCGTTGAGGGAATAGTAGCGGTCGCCCAAGGCGCCCCCTTATATCATCTGCTACTTGCTTGACAATCTCGATAGCTTCCCTGTCATCCATCGACCTCGTACCCGTGCCCCTCCCAGCAGAAGTCGAACCAGGGGCAGGCACGGAATGTTCCCCGCCGGTTCTGTTTCACGCAGTTGCCAAAACTGGTATCTAACTGAAATGGATCGACCGGCTTCGGTGGCAGCACGCCGTTCTTCCAGTCAATGGCAATGGCCCGCATCTCGCTCTCCACGTCCCAGGGTTCGAGCCCTGCCGCCCAGTAGCCATTGATCTCGCCTTCCCAGTCGATCTCCGATCTATTGAACCGGATGTCGAACTCCGCCCACTTGTCCCGGCCATCGGTGTAGTACAGTGCAGCCTGTGGGACTCGGCCCCTTAGCCTCTCGTAGAGAATGATGTAGCACACCACCTGCACTAGATGATGGGTATAGGGAAGACGCCGCTTACCCTCACTTGTGCTGAAGTTCCACGATGCCGTAGCCTTGTGCTCGATGATCAGGTCGCGCTGTGGCACGTAGTAGTCAGCCTCGCCGGACCAGGGTGGCACCGTCATGATGTACTTGTGATAGCCACCCATGCGCAGGAAGGCGCCTGCGTTTGCGTCCTCCCACACCCGTCCACTACGAATGACCTGCTTGGCATACAGGTCGAATGGCTTGCCCGTTGTATCGTAGTGGAGCGGGTGATCGGGAAAGTGCTCGGCTGCCTTGAGAATGGCCTTGCGCCTGCAGAACCCGACGTTCGACGGGTGCAGGTATGCCTTGTCTGCACGGCCTGCATAGTCCAGCGTTGCAGCATCGTGCTGTAGCTCGACGTACTCCTCTATCCACGGTCGTACGATCATAGATTGCTCCTTTGGGGGCCCGTATTGCACAGGCCCCCGGT